CCTAACGGACAGGGTGTTGAGTTCAAGTATGATGACCTTTCACTTTCAGAGAAAGACCTCGTTAAGATCGTAGGAAGAATGCCTGTTGGTATCGGTGTTGTAGCTGACAACAGATTCGTACTTCTCAAGAAGTAATAGGAGAACAGAATGAAAGTAGAACTTTTGCACGATGCAAGAGTAGAGCATAAGGCAGGGGAAGTAGTTGATACCACCCCTGCTTGTGCTGATTTACTCATTAGGATAGGTTTGGCGAAACCTGTTGCAGAAGTTGTAAAGGAAGAGCCAAAGAAGAAGACCACAAAGAAGAAAGTAACGGAGTAACAAGATGGCAGATACATCAACAATGACCGAAAGAGTTAAATTAGCCTTAAGGCTGAAGACAGATGCATTTAATTCAGAAATTGAAGATTTGATTTTAGCTTGTAGGATAGATTTGGGTCAGGCAGGGATTTTCAATGTATCTGATGATGATGCTCTTGTTAGACAGGCGATTGTCACATATTGCAAACTTAACTTTGGTACACCATACGAAGATAGCAATATGAGGAAATCGTATTATGCGAATCTCAAATCAACATACGATGAGTTAAAAGCACAGATGGGTATGGCAACAGGCTATACGGAATGGCGGTGATATAGATGTATTCACCTATAGAAGCGACATTGATTTGTTATGGCTTGGAGCAAGATGAATATGGGTACGATAGGGTTGTAGAGCTTAAGAAAACTGAAGTTTTCGTAATCCTTAAGAGTGTCGCATACAGGGAATACTATTCTGCATTGGAAGCAGGGATAAGACCTACGAAAATCGCAGTATTGTATGCTCAAGAGTATGAGGAATCCTTCATCAATGGTAAAGCACCTTCACATCTTAAGATAGGGGATGTACTTTACAGGATAGAAAGAGAGTACCAAACCGACATGGATCGTACCGAGCTTATCCTTGTGCAGGATATAAGGAACGAGGAAGGGGTGGCTGAATAATGGCAATGATTAATACCGCATTGATTAATGCCTTAAGACCTATCTGTCCTAATGTTTATCCTGATGTTTATACAGGCAAAGAAACCGAATACATAGTATTCACATACGACTTAAGACCTTCAAATCATGGCGATAATAGACCTTTTAACATTACTTATGATGTCAGGGTACATTATCTTTGCCCATTGAAAATGAATGCCATAAACAAAAGAATAAGCATCATGGAAGCCATATTCAATATGGATGATGAGTTTGTAACCTACCCAACCGAAACCAATGCTACCGATGAGGAAGGGCAACACTTCGTATATGAGTTTGAGATGATGGGAGAGATGTTCGATGCCTAATTTAAGGATAGACTTCTCAAGTATTGAGCAACTTCTCAAAGCCTTTGATGTTGACCTTAAGGACATACCTAAACAAGAAAGGAAGGACATGATTTCATGTGCTGCCAAGTATGTTTACAAAGAAGTTAAGGATAACACCATAGACCTGATGGGAAAGTATTCCCTTGGGGAGATGAGAGGTAGCTTACGGAATGCAGTTTTTATCGACAAATCGCATTTGGATGATAAGGAACCATATGCAGAGATTCGTTTCAAGGGAACAGTTAGCAAGTATTACGAACCAAGAGATAAGCACCCAAGACACCGAAAGGTTGAAGGTGGTTATATCAACTTTATAAGTAGTAAGAAGAATATAACTGACAACGGAAAACGAAGGATAGAAGAGATTGCATTCTTAAATGAGTATGGTGTACCGAGAAGAGGTATAAAACCAAGACCATACATGAAGAAGAGTATGGATGATGGGATGAATAAAGCAATAGGGGAACTATTGGACATCCTTGATGACTTCATAACTTCAAGATTGGTTAAAGCAATATAAATTATAGGAGATTAAACAATGTCAAAAATCGGATGCAAGCATATGATTTTTAAACCTGAAACACAGGGAGCTACAGGACTTTGGTTAGCAGGACTTGTTGAAGCAAACCTTACCCTTACAAATGCTTCAGGTGAACTTTATGCCGACAACATCAGGTGGGAGAGCGAAGATCAGTTCGCAAGTGGTTCTCTCGCAACAGAGATAGCTGACCTTACACTTGATAAGCAGGCAACACTTTTTGGACATACCTATTCGGCAGAGAATGGACTTGTCAAGAATGCAAGCGATTCCTCACCTTATGGAAAACTTGGCTATGTAAGAACACTTTCAAGAAGAGGTGTTGGTAAGATTCATCAGGCAGTAATCTTCGTAAGAAGTAAGCCTGTAGAACAGAACGATTCAGTTTCAACAAAGGGAAGCTCAATCGAGTATCAGACCAATCCTGTTTCATTCAACATCGATGCACAGGATGATGGAAAATGGGTAACACTTAAGGAGTTTGATACAGAAGAAGCAGCAATTTCTTATGTTGACACAGAGTGCGGATACACCGCAGAACCGTAACAGATTTATTAGGGATAGTCAGTAATGGCTATCCCTTTTACTTGTATAGGGGAAAGGAAAATGAAGCGATACTATGATATGGAGTTTAGGGGCAAACACTTAAGACTTTATTGTTCCATGAGAGTGATGCTTGACACACAGGAAGCATACGATATGGATTTTACAGACCTTTTGCAAGGCACACAGAATGAAGTCTTTGACAGAAGATGTTTCCTCTTCAGCTTATTGTCCTATGAAGGTAAGAGATTGTATCCTGAAGAACCGATAGACACCATAGCAATAAGCGAATTAGATGACATTATGCCTTTTGAGTATCTTGATGTAATAGAAGCTACGAACAAGGCAACAGAACTTGGATTTAAGAGAGAATACGAACCTGAAGAGGTTGATGAAGGCTTGGTAGAGTTAAAAAAAAAGATTCAAAAAGAATCATCAGAGCCGAAGCAATAAGAACAGGAAAGTATTTGAAATTGAACATAGATGAGATGGAGCGAATGACTCCCTCTCTTTTTTACGATCTTGTGGAGATGGAAAGTGAAACCATTAAGGCAAGAGAGGATGAACAAAGCAACACTAATCTAATGAAAGGTGCATAAGGCATGGCAGTAAGAAAAGTTTCGATAGCGATAGCAATAGAAGGGTATAACGAATACAAGGATACCGTTGCAAAACTGAATAGAGAAAACAAACTACTTGAAGCACAGATGAAGGTAGTTGATAGTGCCTACAGAAACTCATCACAGAGCATTGAACACTTCCAAGCAAAAAGCAAAGTCTTGGGTGACCAAATGGCTTTGCAGAAAAGGAAGTACGATGTAATCACTACGGAACTTGCTAAAGCCAGAGAAGAACAGGAAAAGTGGGCAAAAGCGGTAGAAGATAGTGAAAAGAAGATGCTGAATGCTTCCAAAGAGTTCAAGACTTATGCTGATAAGCACAAAGAACTGAATGCCGAACTTGAAGAAGCAAAGCAGACTTTAACTGAAGCAAAGGTACAACTTGCCGAATACACAAAGGCAGGTGGCAACAATGCATCCGTAATCGAAAAGATGAAGAAAGAGATTGCTGATGCCGAAGCCAATGTTAATAGACTTAACACCGAAATCAATGACAATGCCGAACTGATGAGGATCGCTGCATCATATGTTGATGACTACAACAATGAGTACCAAGACAATGTGGCAGGGATGGAAGCCGCCACAAAGGGTGTTCAGGAGCTTGAACTTGCACAGAAGAATCAGCTTCTCACAATGGATAAGTTAAGTGATAGTTATGGACAGAATCAGCATAACATTGCCGAACTTAACGGAACACTTGGTGAAACGGATGAAGCCTTTAAAGAGATGATTAAAGGTGCAGAGGATGGCGATAAGGCTCTTGAGGATTACAAAGAAGAAGCTGAAAATGCAGAGAAGTCAACAGATGACCTGAACAAAGAACTTACCGAAGGTGGAGATGCCGGCAAGACCTATGCAGATAAAGTAACTCCTGCGGTAGATGTAATGGCATCTATGATGGTAGCAGAAAAGGTGGCAGGTGCAGTTAAGAAGCTGAAGGATGCCATAATGGAAACAGTTAATGCTTCCGTAGGATATGAAGCAGCCTTTGCCAATGTTACCAAGACCGTAGATGGTACAGATGAGGAACTTGCACAATTGAGTGATGACATCAAGGAGATGTCACAGAGGCTTCCTTATTCCACAACAGAGATAGCTAACCTTGCTTCTATAGCAGGACAGTTAGGTATCAAGACAAGTGATATCAAAGAGTTCACCGAAACGATGATTGGCTTGGGCATTTCTACTAACATTACCGCAGACAATGCCGCCACATTACTTGCACAATTTCAGAATGTAACAGGATTCGATTCAAGCAAGATAAGGAACATTGCTTCCGTTATTATTGACCTTGGTAACCATACTGCAACAACAGAAGCCGAGATCATGGAGATGGCACAGAGGTTTGCTTCCGCAGGTACTCTTGCAGGACTATCTGCACCTGAAATCCTTGGTATGTCTGCCGCCCTTTCTTCTGTAGGTGTTAGAGCAGAAGCAGGTGGTACAACACTTTCCAAGATGACACAGAGGATACAATCTGCGGTAGAAACAGGTTCAGAAGACCTTCAGACCTTTGCTAAAATCGCAGGGGTTTCTGCTGATGAGTTTGCAAAGGCTTGGGAAGAATCTCCTGTTGAAGCCATCAATATGTTCCTTTCAGGATTACATGGAACATACGAAGAAGGTGATTCGGTTCTTGAACTTCTTGATGATTTGAACCTGAATGAAGTTAGATTAAGGAATACTGTTTCCGCTTTGGCTGCATCAGAAAAAGACCTTGCATACTATGTGGGCATGGCGAATGATGCTTTCCAAGATACAAGTGCCTATGACACAGAGGTTGGCAGATTCTTAAAGACCACAAAGACAAATGCAGAACTTCTTTCCAATAGTTTTGATTTATTAAAGATTGAGGTAGGCGATGCTTTAAAACCTGCCTTTGATAACCTTCTCACAAGTGGAAGGGATATAGTTGAATGGGTAACAGACTTCATATCAAAGAACCCTGAATTAGTTCAGGTATTGGCAGGGATAGCTACCTTGATAGGTGGAATTACTCTTGCCATTACAGGATATAAGGCGGCAGTTACACTTGCCAATGTTGTAACGGAGATTTTCGGTAAAACACTTACTGCGACACCTGTTGGAGCTATTACCGCTGCGGTGGTAGGACTTGTTGCTGCGGTGGGAGCTTTGGCGGTAGCCTTCAGGGAGAATCAGCCTACTGCGGAAGAGTTCCGTACCCTTGGTTATGACTTAAGTGAGAGCATAGATACTTGGAACAAGAAGATAGAGGATACAGGGGTAGCAACAGAACAGACCGCAAAGAAAGCTGATGAATACATAAGGAAACTTGAAGACCTTAAGGCACAGGCTGACCTTGGAAAGGATGTTCATGAAGAGTATGCAAGGTATGTAGGACTTCTTAAGGACATAATGCCTGACCTTAACCTTGAACTTGATGAAGAAACAGGATTCCTGAAGGACAGCACACAGGCTCTTCGTGACCAAATCAAGGAATGGAAGAACAAGGCAAAAGTTGAAGCATATCAAAGCAAGATTACAAGTCTGTATCGTTCACAACTTGACCTTGAAACTGAAGAGAAGAAAATCCTTGGTGAGATTGATAGGCTGAATAGTGAAAACCACGATAAGATCGTAAGAAGACTTACAGTTGAATCTGAAATGGAGCAACTGAAGTACGATATGCAGAGCGATAACATTGATATTGCTTCCAAAGCTCAAGCACAATACGATACTTTGAGTGGAGAACTTCAGCAATTGAATGAAGACCTTAAAGACTATGACTATGCGATGGAAGGCAACAACCTTGCCCTTGAGCAGAACAGAGAAGAGCAGAAGAAGGTACAGGAAGAACTTGAACTTACCGAGAAAGGTTTTGATGAAGTAACCGAAGCAATCAATGGTAATAGCGAAGCCACAAGAAGAGGTGGTTCTGACACCATTGCTACCTATGTTGATGGAGCTTTAAGGTATATGAACTCCGAAGAGTGGGCAGCCTTCAGGAAAGCAACACAAGGTAAGGTTTCAGAAGTTGTAGGTTCTTGGGGTACTGATGCCTATAGAAAAGGACAGGAGATAAGCAAACAACTTGGACTTGGCATAACCTCTTCCATAAGTTCTATCAAAGAAGCAGGAAGAAAAATCAACGAAGCTCTTGCCGACACCCTTCGTAGTAAGGACTACAGATGGAAAATGAAGGTGCAGAACGGAATTGCAAGCTATGTAGCTATGTTCGCCGAAGGTGGTGTGGTAAACAGAGCAACACCTGCAATCGTAGGTGAAGCAGGAACAGAAGCTATCATTCCTCTTAAGAAGTTACCTGACATCATGACCAAGTATATGCAGAACCAACAGAGTATGAGTAACTACTATGGTGCGAGATCATCCTCACAACAGAGGGATGTTGATACCATAGTTTCATTGCTCAATAGGTACTTACCAAAGATGAGCAATCAGCAAGTGGTTTTGGATAGCAACAAACTTGTAGGTACTTTAGCACCGAAGATGGATACATACTTTACTAATCGGCTTATAGCAGAGGGGAGAGGACAATGAGAGTAAGATTAGTCGGCGAGGATATGGTATTCTATGACCTTAAAACCAATCTTGGGTGGTTGGTAGACTTTGAAGAGATGACCGCTCCTGCACCAAAAACAAACTACATTGACATACCAGGGCGAAGCGGATACCTGGATTTAACTGAAGTAGATGGCACAGTTTATTATAACCCTGTATCATTCACTTTAGTTTTAAGAAGGATATGTTCACCATCAGAAACGATTTTATCTCACATAAGACAACTAATGCATTTGTTCCATGGGAAACAGATGCGAGTTTATCTTAACGAAGACACATACTATTACGATTCAAGAGTAACGATAGGGAACTATTTTAGGGAAGGACTTGTTCTATGTTGCGAGATGAATGTGGAAGCATTCCCTTACAGACTTGAAACAAATGCTACAAGTGTACAAAAAGTGGTAAGTGGAACTGCTTCTGTTAGACTTCCAAACGATGATATGCCTGTAGTTCCTACTATAAGTGCATCAGCAAGTATGACCATTACTATGGAAGATGGAAGTGGCACTACCTTCTCAATTCAGGCAGGTGACAACATTGTGCTACCTAACCTTGTGATACCTGCATTTGGCATAGATTTAACGATACAAGGAACAGGAACAATTAGCTTTACTTATACAAAGGGAGCATTCTAAATGAGTTATAGAGTATATTACGATGACTATTTATTATATGATCCTATTATGACAGACTATAAACTTATCAACCCTACTTGGGAAACCGAATTAAGTAAGGTTGGTAAGTTTACTTTTACTATCCCTGTAACACATCCTAACTTTCAGTTTATAGAGCTTATGAAACCATTGATTAAGATTTACAGGGATGGGGTTTTAAAGTTTAAGGGAAGGATATACAAGATAGAAGAGGACTTCTATGGAAACAAGACTTGTACTTGTGAAGATTGTATGGGTTTCCTTTATGACATCCTAATTGCACCTTTTAACTTTGATGGTACGGCAGGAGAGATGTTTCAACAAATTATAGCTTGGCATAACGAGAGAGCATCAGCAGAACAACAGCTAATAATGGGAGTTACGGATGCCACAACAGAAGTGGATAGATGGCAACAGAACTATCAGAATGCATACGATACCATTATTCAGCATGTAGTCAACTATCACCAAGGCTATATGAGGTTAAGGTATGATGCCAATGAAAACCCTGTTATCGACTATCTTTCAAACTTCAGCGGACTTTCAACACAACATGTTACCTATGGTGTAAACCTTCAAGACCACATCATAGACAAGAATGCAGAGGATTTTGCAACTGTTGTAGTTCCTCTTGGTGGACAGATGAATGAGATCAATCCTGAATCAACAGATGTAACTCGTTTGACCATAAAGGAAGTTAATGGTGGCATAGACTATCTTGTCAATGAGGATATGGCGAATGTTTACGGAATGATTTATGCAAAGCCTTCCAAGACCACACACGATATGGTGCATATTGCATCTACCTTGATGGAAAAAGGCTATGAGGATTTGGCAAAGGCTACTGTCTACAAGAACATCGTAGAAGTAACTATGGCAGACCTTGGGATGCTTGAAAATGTGGATTCACCTGACATAGGCACGAACATCATCATAGATTCAGCACCACATGGTGGTACAGTATCCTACCTTTTGAGAAGGATGGAAGTTGACCTTTCCAATCCTGCTATGGCTACCATCACACTTGGTGATGAAAAGGAATCCTTTTTAGCAAAGCAGCAGAGAACGAACCAAGACCTTGGAGATCGTATCTATCACATAGAAACTACATACCTTACTGAAGCACAGAGGATAGCATCTACCACCATAGAAAACAACACAAGCATAATTCAACAGGCTGAAGGTATAATCCTTGAAGCCTTGCAGAACTATGTTCGTACAACAGACTATGAAACACAGATGGCACAACTGTCAACCGCATTAACTGTGGCTCAAGGTAACATTACTGCAACAAACACCTTGATAACAGAGGTGCAGGGAGATACCAATTCAAGGTTTAACACTATAGAAACCTACATTCGTTTCGATGAGAACGGACTTACTCTTGGTAAGAATGATAGTTCTGACCCATCAGCCTTACCGATTAAGTTAAGACTTGCGAATGACAAATTGTACTTCTTCAGCGGTGCTGATGATACTTCTGATGTTTCAACTGCATTGGCTTATTTTGATTCCAACGGACTTTCCGTTAAGAATGTTATAGCTACGGAAACTTTAACTATTGGTGATTTTTACTGGAAACCCGAAGACAACGGAAGTTTGTCATTGGTATACAAGAATTAAGAGAGGAAAATTAGATGGCAAGAACAACACCTGTAAATAGTGGATATACGATTATAAATGGTTCATCCACAGGTTCTAATGCTTCGTATGTAGATACTTGGTTAGAGTATAAGGTGACAGGGCAGAGTGTAGCTAACAACACTTCTACAGTAAGACTTGTGCTTTACTCAATGATTAACAAATCATCAAGTACGAAGAGGGAAGTAGCAGAGAACTTTGGCTATGTAGGTTACGATAATGGTAATAAGCAATATCTGTCTACCACATACGATTTTAGTGGCAACAGAATCAATAAGTTTGGTGACTATACATACACCATCAGCCACAATAGTGATGGTACAAAGACATTAACCTTACAGGGATCATGGAGTACACCCTATTCAAGTTACATTAGTGGTGGTTCTGTTAGTGGGCAGGTTACCTTACCGAGAATTGCAAGAGCATCTACCATCT